CTTGATGATGTTTCGGAAGCCTTCTGACTTCTTCCAGAGAAGTACAAAGGCTGCCGCAGCACCAGCAGCAAGCGCTACAAATGCCAACAGTCCACCGACAACGACGGCAATTGCCGAACCAGCCACTACGAACGAGGCTACGATTGCGGCGATAATGCCGATTAGCAGCAGTAGCGGACCCATAATCAAAGAGAACGCCGAAGCCAGCGCTAGACCATAAGCGACAAGTTGCTTTGTCCTTGGGCTCAACTCATTGAACTTTCCAACAAGCTTGGCTACCCAGCCAACAATCAGTGCGAATGTTGGAATGAGTGCCTTACCCAAACTCTCCTTCATCAAGTTCCACTGGTTTGCCAACATTTGAGAGTTTGCAGCCGCACTGTTAGCCATCAAGCTGTAGGCTTTTTCCATGGAGCCCGCGCTATTTGAGGTTTCATCCAAGATGTTGTCGAAGAGTTCAAGGTTACCGGCACCCAACAGCATGTTCTGCAAGAACCGGCGAGCTTCGATGGTTCCACCAGCGCCCTGGAAAACTTCCAGCATCTTGGCCAGGCGGTCCTTCTCCGGAATCTTCATCAACGCTGTACGGAAGTCCCGCAGCACTTCGTTGAATGGGCGGAACTTACCTGAAGCGTCTTGGGCTTCAACACCAAGCTTCTTCAGATTTGCTACAGTTTTAGGATTTGAAAGTGCATCGAAGGCACGCGCGACAGCGGTACCTGACCGAGCTGCACTCATACCCATACGGGTGGAGGCAGCCAACGCAGCCATCATAACTTCAATGGACTGCCCGGCACGCACCGCTGAAGGAGTAACCAGACCGATTCGCTGGTTCCACTCTTCGTAGGAACCAACACCTTCCTGTACCAACTGGAACTGAATGTCCAGCAGTTTGTTGACATCTGAGGCCGGACGTTGGAACGCGTTCAACAAACCAATAGTTGCTCGGGAAACATCCTGAATCTCAACCTGACCAGCAACTGCGGCCTTTGAGAACGCAGTCAGCAGCTTCTCGGCATCCTGAACGTTAACTTCCATGGACGAGAAGATGTCGAACAGCGCAGGCTGAATAGTTTCGAACGGTACCGCGATATTCTTCGCGACCCGACGACCAATATCAGCCAACTCTTCAAGGTTTCCCCCGAAGTTGTCGACCTGAGTGGCAGTCAGTCGGACTTGCTTTTCATAAGCAATCGCAGTATCGATGGAACCTTTCAGCGCAATCGCCATAACGGCACCAGCAGCGGTAAGCGCAAATCCCATCGCAGTGGCAGTTTGACCTACCTTCTGCATGTTCTGCGATACACGCGCTAGATGTCGTTCGTGTTCTTGTTGAGATTGACTAAGAGCACGTTGTCGACCGATCTCGTCATCAATGTTTCGAATGTTGGCTTGCTGCGCAGCGATTTGATTTTGGTACTGCGCAATCAAACCTCGCCGAGCGTTGATGCCCTGGTTTATCGCATTGACGTTACCCCGCAGGCCAGCAATTTCAGATTGCAGAGTAGCAATGTTCATACGGCGCTGAATAATATTATTATTCAGCGCACGCGCTTGCCGCTCAAGTGTTGAAGTTTGTGCAGCGGTTGCACCAGCAGCACGCATACCAGCGACGGTACTTTGAACCGCCGCCCGTTGAGCCGCCAATTGAGCAATTCTGGCGCGCTCTGTTTGGATCGTGTTGTTGCGCGTCGCGATACCATGCATAACTGCGGCACGACCAGCCATTTGCTGCGCAATGGCGGCACGCTGAAACCCCGTTGCGAGACGCGCCTGTTGAATAGCCCCGAGCGATGCAGCACGCTGCGCTTGAAGCTGTGCCAAAGCCACCGTATTGCCCGCGTTGCGGACGTTACGTGCGAAGGTGTTGAGTGCCCGGTTCGTCTGGTCCTGAGCCCGAAGAACAAGCCACAAGTCTCGGGTATTGAGGGGCACTCTATCCTCCCTTACCTAGGTCGAGCTTTATTCGCTGCCTTACGATTATCCAGCTCGCGTCGTTCGTGTTGTGCCATCAACGCGTGCTTCATCAAATGCACATACATGCTATCTTGATCATAGAGTCCCCCGGGTTTGGGCAGAACATGAAGTTCTTGGCACATCCCCAGGGTCTCCAAAAAGTAGTTAGCTTGTATCTCAATAACTTCTTGTTCGTACGACTTCTTCCGCATTGGCTTACGTGTCGAACTACCCGAGAGCAGAATGCCCTTCCTGATCTCGGCGATTAGTTTTTTGTGTCGTCCTTATCTTCAAAGCTGTTGATACCATCAATCAGCTGACCGATCTCGTCACCGATCCGGGGATCAAGGCGCTCGACGTCAGCAGCATTCTTGAAGTTCAACGGCTTGTCGTTCTCATCAGTCAAGTTGTGTTCAACGATGAGGTTTCCAAAGTCCTGGAAAGCGATACGCTTGCTCATCATTTGAATGTGCATTTCCCGGTCTTCGCCAGAGGTCCGCATGTTCATCATGCTGTCCGTCCGGTTCAGCTTCTCACCGTAGGTCATCCGTCGGATAACTACGTAGCCTTCCGGCAAAGACTTCAATTCGAACTTTTCGGTTTCGCTGGCAACTGTTGCGCGAGGCATCTTAAACCACGTTCCTAAGCGATAGATATATGTCAATGCGCGGTAGACGAACAGCAGTGGTCCCACAGCGCGCATCCCATTTCGGATTATACGACGTTTTCCTGGCTGAGCACGGTGATCGTGTAAGAAACACCGGAAGCGTTAATTACAGAGTTGTATGCGATCGATGCCCGAACCAGGTCGCCCTGGCCAGAGTTCTGGACTTCGTAGGTATCCTTGATCGTCACCGGCGAGTTCAGGGTGATCTTGTTGTTAATACCCTTTGAGGCAACAATTGAGATATCCTGCGCAGTAAGCGCCTTGAATGCGTCGAAGTCGGTACGCGATTCGAAGTCACGTTCCAGGGAAAGGGTAACCGCACGCTCGCCGTACTTGATGAACTGTGCGCCACGACCGGTAGACTTCAACCGGAACTGTGCTTCTGCGGCATCGTCGATAGCGAACTCGAAAGTGTCCGTGTCCAATACCGGCGTTGCAGTCGGAATTTCGATCGAGTACTGGCCCGCACCAAACGGAACTGTTGTTGGCCAGGTCGGAGTCGGCGTAGACTGCACAGCTTCATCGCGGCCGATGACGCTGATGTTGTACATCAAAATACCGTCTTCGACGGTAAACGTCTGCGAGCCAACCACAACACCAGTGAAGCCGAAAACGATACCGTTACGCACTACGGTGATGCTCATCGTACGTGCGGGGATGGCATTCGCTGTAGGCGTGAAGACGTATGTGTAGTTGGTCGTGCCAGACTTCACAACAGAGTTACGCGAGGCGTACAAGAAGTACAGGATGCAGTCTTCCATACCTTCAATCGAGATATCACCCTCGACGTTGAAGTTTCCGGGAACTGCACCAATAATGTCTGCACTCTGCCGAATCGGACGGCGCCAGATGGTTGATTGCACCGAGGTCAGGGACTCGGACATGAACGGGATGTATTTAACCGGAGGGTAATACGTGCCGGGATCGGCGGCAGTGTTGACGGCGGGGAATGCGCCAGAGGGAGTACCTGGGGTGGTGTCGATATCTGACGTCACCAGACCGACCGTCTTGTACAGCAGTTCTGTGCCTGTTGCGCCACCAGCAGCGGTTTTGTACAGCTTGTAACCGGTCGCCCCAGTTACTGCTGCCCAAGTAACCGTAACGGTGGAAGTTGAGCCAGTTGTGACGATAGACTGCTCATTGCTTGCTGTGGTTTCCCCAGAAGCATTAATCGCAGTAACGATGTACCTATACGTGCCTGCCGTGATGGTTCCACCAGAGGCAGCAGTTGCCAAAGCCGATTGAACGGGTGCAGCAAGCTGTTCCAAAGCAACACCCATAATACCGGCTGCGCCAATACCAGGAGCCATATTAGTTCACCTCCTCCTCATCCTGTTCGACAACTTCAGCTTCTTCAGCTTCAGGTCGGCCTGTGTCAAAGATTACCCGCACACTGCGTGGGAAATTCGCGTCAGCCGGACGAACGTTGTGGAAGACCCCAAAAACTACAGGATCGACTTCCACCGGCTTGCCCGGCTCAAGGAGTCCCACACCGTCAACGGTGCATTCTACATCAGATTCGAGATAAATCTTCATACACCCCTCCTTAAACCGGAGCTGCTGGTGGTGAGAGATATGTCAACGATGTGCCAACATATGTCAGGCGGACTGCCCGCCAACTAGAACCATTAATAAATACTTCACCAGGATCACGTCGACGGACGAATCCGTGGATTACCAAGCCATCCATGTTTGGATATGTATGCAATAGCTTCTCTACATCTTCAGCGAGCGTGTCAACTGCGAGTCGAGAAGCTTGTTCACCACTCAAAACATCAGCAGCCATAACGTCAACCAGAATAGAAATCTCATTGCGCGTACGACCACCAGGCGATGCTACCCCTTGCAGGGTACGGTCCATCGTACCGGACATTACCACCACTGTGGGTGACTTGGGTGTCATTATATGTTTACCATAGTAAACATCTTCGATACCAAGCTCACCCTTATTTGCAGTGATGAGATCTTTGATGTGTACGGCAAGAGCTGTACTTCGATCTGTATTGGGATAAGCAAAAGGCATGGACACTTAAATCACCTACCCCATCTTCGTCCAGTAGCGGTCAATCAAACCGTCAACCCAAATCTCAAAGATTTGAGATATCTCGGCAACGTCCTCTGGTTGGAACATAACATACGGGCGGGCGGGCATTCTACGAGTACCCGTTTGGTGGAAGTTTGCGTACTTAACTCCAGAGATACCGTTCATGCTTACTGAGTTTGGTCCAACGTCCCAGTTCTGCATACTTTGGGTTGCTTGGAACATAGCTCCAGTTTGAATCAAAATTGGGGCAGGTCGGCGATTAATCGAGTACGGGTAGGACAACGCCTTCCACTTCGGCCGACCGCCAACCTCAAAGTTTGTCGCAATTGATGGCATAATAACGAGTTCTAGAGACGCCCGCAACGGTTCTTGAAAGTCGTCCAGGTTTCGGGCCAACAGTTCCGCAGCAGCAGAAATGGCGGCAATGTCCCGGAAGAACTTCGGATCAAAGTAAATCCGAGGGAAACTTGCCGGGATCATTGTCCGCCGCCCTAAACTATTAAGTTCAAAATCAGAACACTTTACCCATTGAGAATCGAGCTGGCCCGAGTGACGGAT